AAACTATAGGTATTTGTAAAAATTTGATTAAAGAATCGGACTCTAGATTGACCTTCGCTCCACGGTCATTGAAAAGGTTTATAAAAAACGATAATTTTGGAATGTTCGTTGTTATTCATCAAAGAACACTATTCCTAATCAACCACGTTTACAGTTATAGTGTTTATATAGAAAATTCCGAATTGTACAACGAATTGTTAGACTTGTTCGATATGGAATTAGAAAATCGAAGAGAGTCCCTCGAAAAAGAAATGAGAAGTAATATCCAACACTCTTTAGAGAATATTTTGAAAAAAACAACTAAAAATTCTCCCTTATAATTTTTCTAATCAATCTTTCCAAGGATTCTTTTCTTGGTTTGTAAGATGTCATGGTTGGTTTGTTACCTTTACCAACTTTAGGGTCACTTTTTTCGGCTTTACGTTTTTGTTGACATGCGGCTCTTTTTTGTGACGCACTCATTTTTGATGCAACATGAACTGCTCTGCACTTGGGATAACCCTTTGATGAGGCGTTTTTTCTACCACAAGGAGGATGTTTACCATTTTCTTTTCTACATATATTGACCCAAGGCCCTTTAGGTTGATTACTACCTTTTGGTTTTTTTTTAGTTCCAAACCAAACGGCTAAATCTTCTCTAATCAATTGTTCTCCCAACGATTGATTTATAAAATCTACATCCTCAGGGGGAAGACCCGACATTGTAGGATTTAGAGCCGAACCTTCTTCATCATTTTGACCAGTATAAAATTTTTTTAAATACATATCAACCTGAGAAATTTTATCCGTATTTCTCTCAATCCTTTCTCGTTCTTCGGGAGATTCTAAATAATCACCATCCGCTTCCTCATAAGCCAATTCCGCATTATCATAATCATAAACTTTGTTAGTGAAAGGACCTAATTGTTTATCGTTCCAAATCTGAGGCGCTAAAACCACAGGTACTTTGAATTTACCTGAACTAGCAGATGTTGTAGCTTCTTTTATTGTTTTTCTCATTGAAATCAATTATTATTTATAAATATCTCATAATTTTAATATGGAAGCTAACAATCAACCAATCGGATACCTGTTTCAATCTATTGGATATAATTCTCCTGTAGATTTAAGAAATTTAATAAACGATTTAACACTAGAACAATCAATCATTTTTATTACTAAATCACTAGAGTATGCGTATGATAAAGGAGCATTTACAATGATTGAAACCGAACTTATTTCCAAATCACTATCGGTTTTGAACTCTGAAATATCTAAAAAATAAAAAAAGGGTCCCTGAGGACCCTTTTATATTTTCGGTTAGACCATATTATCTCAACTCTTTCAAATCGAATGTTCTAACTCCATCAACTGTGATTCTACCATAGAAACGGTTATTAACCATTTTCTTAGCGTATCTAGTCATGATACCCTTGATAGGTGTGAAGTTGAATGGGTTATACATTGTTGGAGTAAGTTGTAAAGGTACATATGGTGCGTAAATGTAACCAGTGTCAAGAAGCGATGTTCCTTTGTGACCAATCAATACTTGGTTTGGTGGGAAGTAAGGGTCTCTATAAACTTGGTATCTACCAGCTAAAGTACCTACTCTTTCAATACCCATGTTGTATTGGTCTTGCTCAGGTGCCGCGTTTGATACGTGGAAATATTCCAAATCATCAAAAATTGCTGAAACTTCAGAAGACACAACAATCCAGTTAGCACCACCTCTCAAAGTTGATTTGTGGATTTGTGCTGACAATTGGTTGATTGCAGTAATCAAAGTTTGATTCCAGTCTTTTTGAGTGTATGAAACAGCACCAGTACCATTACCTAATCTCTTCCATCCGTTGTAGTCCCATCTCAAGTTCCATGCCGCACCTTTTCTAAGGTCTCTCAAGATTTCTCTATCGATTTCAGCAGCAACTTGCTCAGACAATAAAGCTGTCAATTCAGCTTCAGCGTCAATGTTGTGGAATGCCGCAACGTCTTGTGCCATTTCTGGTGACCATTGTGCTCTCAACTTTCTTTCAGTAACTGAAACTGTTACAGACATAAGGTCAAATGAAACTTCACCAATTTTATCTTCGAATTCCAAGTTCTTATACAATCTGTAAGTAGCTGAGAAAGCTGCGTTGTTCGCAGTTGTAGAAGAAAATGTAGACCCTGTGTAACCGTCCATTGAGTTACCACATGTAATACATACAGGTACTTGAAGGTCGATTTCCAAATAAATGTCACCATTCACATCACAAATGTTGTCATATTGACCACCATCCGTAAGTGAATTAGGCCACACTAATGTGTCGTTATTATCACCATACTGAACTATACCTTTACCATATCTTTGAGTAACAACTCTGAATAAGTAAGGACCACCACCTGCAGTGGTTGGGTTTGCCGAAACACCATAAATTGTTAAATCAGACAAGAATGATTCTGTATCGATTGGGTTACCGTCTGGTCCAATCAATTTACCAGCTGCAGCATTTGCAAAACCACTCATGATTACTAATACTTTTCTGTAGTTATCAGTAGCATAAGCAGCAGGTTCAAGATTCAACGTTGTGTTATTCCACTGTGCAGTTACAACTGAAGTTACAGCAGATGTAATCGTTGAAAACGAACCTTTCGAATAATCGAACAAACCTGGTGGGTCTAACGCTGGTTCATTACCTTCATAAAATCTATCATAAAGGTCTCTACCATTGTTGTAATTATACCCTTCGTTAGGTGTTGCAGGACCATTAGGTGCTCCATAAGGTGCGTAGTGCTCAGAAGCACCAGCAAGTGTTGGAGTATCTGTATAGTTCTGGATGTTAGGTACAAAGTAGAACAATTTACCAATAGGTAAGTTCATTGCCTGTACTGATACGATATCGTTAGCTAACAATTTAGAGAATACTCTTCTAACGATAGGGAAAACCACAGTTTCAAATGCACCTGTATCAGATGTAGTTGAAGCTTCGTTTATTAAATAGCTAGCTTGGTTTTCATAAAGCTGAGCGATGTTTTCTCTCATGTGACCTTTAAGACCCTCTAAGAATCCTAATTTGTCCCATTTTCCGATTGTGTCTTCTTTGATAACTTTAAGGTGTTTTAGACCGATATTACCAACAAGACCTGATTCTAATAATGCTCCCATTGTAGTATTATTTTTGTTTTAATTTATTTTTAGTTTATCTTACTCATCAAATCTTTCATTCTCAAAAATTGAGGATTTTCATAAGTTTTTGATTCAATAAGATTCACTGCTGAACCCGAAGAAACTGTTTTATTTAATTTTGTTTCTACAGCTTCAGTTATTGGTTTTGTTTCCTCAGTAGATAATTCGTCCTTGATTGCTTTGTAAAGATTTTTTGATTCTTTCAAAGTTTCAACTCCATCAAATCTTCTGAGAATGTTTATTTTTTCTTTTTTAGTTGTTGAATGTTCTGTGAAAAGTCTAGTAGCATATGCTAAGTTTGAATTGAAAATTGCAACTTCATTCAATTTTTCTCTGAAAACATTTAATGCTTTTCTATACTCATCATTTTTTTCTCTCAACATACTAACTTCTGCTTCAAGAGATTCTACCTTTACACCGCTATCACTATATACGAAGTTTCTGTTGTTGGTAATGCCCTTTCTGAGGCCTCTACCTTCTTTGGAACCCATACCGTATGTTCTAGCCGCTTCTTTAGTTTCTCTCTTCTCAAAACCTGCATCGTCCCTGCGGGATTTTTCTTTTTTTGAGTGTGAACCTTTGAGATGTTTCATTGCAGTTTTGCCATGCTTCATACCCAACTTTTCATCCTCTTTATCCTTATATCCCTGACGACCTTCTTTGGTTTCAACTTTTTTGGATTTACCTTCCATATTAGCACCTTTCTTGTATTCGAATTTAGCCTTTCCAGTTCCCATAGTTTTAGGACCTTCTTTTTTGTCCTCACTGAAACCACCTTTAGTAGTGGTTTTATATGAGAATTTCGGACCTTTGCCAATTCCAACACCTTTAGGTTTTATCGCTTTCTTGTGATTGTAAGACTCCTCTATAGATTCTTCCCAATTACCCTCGTCTTCCAAATCATCAGATTCTTCTAAGTCATCAGATTCTTCTAAGTCATCAGACTCATCTAAGTCATCAGATTCTTCTAAGTCATCCGATTCTTCTAAGTCATCCGATTCTTCTAAGTCATCCGATTCAGCCATTTCATCAGCTTCATCATCAGCTTCATCATCAGCTTCATCATCAGCCTCATCGTCATCTTCTCCTAGTTCGATTTCATACATTACTTCGTCTTCTGATTCCATATCGTCGGTATCGACATCAACATTCATTTCAGTTTCAGTATCATCATCCATTGAATCTACATCTACTTCCATTTCAGTTTCTGGTTCATCAAATAAAGTAGCCATAATGTCATCGATTGTTGCTTCCTCCATTTCTTCTTTCATAGTTTGTCTTTTGTTTTTAGACTCACCCATGTTGACTAAATATTCAACATCAGAATCATCGTCAGTGATGTGTAAATTGTTACCATCTTTTACAACTGTGATTGAATCCTCAGGATTCATACGTTTGAAGATTTTGAAAAGTTCGTCGTTGGGTAAACCGGTTAAATCTTGAGTTTCGGGTTCGTTTTCGAAATCAATTTCAATTTCATCCGAAAAATCATCCATTTTATCAGTATCCATGTCCATTTCAGTGTCTTCCACTTCATCAGACATGTCAACTTCGTCGTCTTCAATCTCGTCTTGTTCAGAAAGAGATTCTTTTACTAATTGGTTGATTTCTTCCTTCATAGTTGAAGCAAGTATTCCTTTTGCATTCTCGGCGATAGCCTCTTCAACGTTTTTCATTTGAATGAGCGCCTCTTCTACTAAATTTTTATTTTCTTGCATGAGAAATTATCTAATTTTTATCTTATAAATATTACCTAAAACCAAAAAAGTTGATTTTCAAGTAATAAAAAAAATTTAATACACATATACCCTATCCAAAGACATTATTGTATCAACATCTGAACCCAAGGTTTCATATACCCAACCCTTCGCATCTAACCATGTCTCTGAAGTTATAAAAAATTTACTACCATCACCCATAACAACATAATAAACATTCCGACCCATTTCTTTATCTATGGACAGATTTGTTGCATATAGAGACTGTATAGAACCCTCGAAAGATTTTTTCACCCAAACGATGTCTGCCGCAGAAGAAAAAGAATTGGCCATAACTAAAAAATTCTCTTGAGAACTTCCATTTGTCCAATTTACTAAATAATTACCCATAATATTATCTAATTTCGTACCAACTGTAATTTGTTTTAGTTATGACTTGAAAATCTGAGGCGTCATAATTACGTCTAAGAAAATCAAATACACTATCGAATGAGTTTCCGCAGATGTATGAGGTTTTTTTAGTTCCGAAACTATCAAAATAAATTGTCATATAAACTGGAAGTTCTGTATTCATATTTATAAGACTATCAACATTTTGATAACTTATTTGTAAATATTCTCCAGGAATAGAATTGGTTGGAGAGAGATTATTTGTTTCACAAACAAATGTATTCCTTTTTCCATTTTCCAATTTTGTAACTAAATAAATTGCCATAAAAATTATCTTATTGAACCCATAAAAATTAATTCCCTATCAGAAATAGACTTTGTAATTCCAAAGGTTTGGGCTGCCGTTATTGCCGCATCATAATTCTCTGCTGCTATTAGTAAATTATTTTTTATTTTTGGGTCATTAGAATTTATTTTTGCTCTATAAAATTTCGCATCTCTTGGAGTTTCCCAAATTGTGTACTCACCATCAACAAATTTCATTTGTCTGATTGTAATACCATTTTCTTTATAATAACTTTCAATTTGGGTAATTTGTTTAATTGAATCGAACTCGGAGTTAGTATTTGTCCAAACGTTGGTGTTTCCATTTTCTAAAATTACATTCCAATAACCTGTGGACCCCTTGCCTCCACCACCTTCAATACCTCCTATAGGACCTTCCGCTAATTGAAACATGACTTATATATTTGTAAGTTGTAAATTTGATTTACTTATTTTTATTACTTTACCCAAATTTTGTGACACGTAATTAAATACATCTTTATAATCCGAACCCAAGACAACTGCGTTTACACTAACACCTTCTATGTTTTTAAAAACCACGTCAAAAACAACATTTAATTCAACACCAGTATCTTGAAATTCTGATAATCCAGCAAAATTCAACTCATACGGTCTGTAAGTGTCCAAATATTGCAAAAAGTAAGAAAAGTTGTTTGTGTTATATAAATAATCATAATCAGTACCTTCAATATTACCTGATGCAACAATTCTTTTTACCATAACCAATAAATATCACCAAAAAAAAAAGTGGTCGTTTGACCACTTTTATTTTTCTATAACTTCATCAATTTTACTTTCTGAAACAGAGGTTATCCGCCAATCATACGAAAAAGATTGATATCTTTTGGTTACCTTGGCCTCAACATCAGTAACTGAAAAACCTTTTACTAATTTTTCTTCTCTGATTTTTTTAATTTTTCCTGTTGCTTCATCAGGCAATTCATATTGAATTTTTGCTACAAAATACTTTTCATCCATGGTTAAATTATTTTCCTAAATAATCGGATAATTTTTTCATCAAATCAAGCGATTTGTTTGTGGTAGGGTCTGATTTTACCTTTTTTTCTTCTTCGAGGTTTTCTTCATACTTATGTCTGTCATTTACATCGGAGAACAAGTAAGCACCTGGTGTAGAGGGAGAAGATACCAAATCAAAACAAATCAATTCAAAATCATCTTGAACTTCATTTCTTTCTCCTACTTTCTTTAGAGAACCAACCCCTCTCGACGATACCCCCATAGTCACACCCTGTCTCATTAAATTTGCCGCAACATCACCTTTACTTGAAACAATCCCTCTTTCATGAAAACCTGGAGTAGTTAATAATTTTAATTTTCCCATCAAAATATTTTTATCCCACCAAACATCAGTAATTAAATGTGAAACCCTATCTAAATCTATAAGTGAAGATTCAGGATGATTCAATTCAGAAGTAGATAAACCTTTCTCAATTATTTTTCTATATCTGTCGGCTTCTCTTTTCAATATTTTTTCAGGATAAAATCTTCCGTTTCTATTCGGAGTATCGTATTTCTGAAGTACAGCATAAAATTCAAAAGGATTTCTATAATCTAAATTTTTTGCTTCTTTTAACATATTAGCATTATGTTCATCTCGCGGCGAAACATAACCAGCATCCATCTCAATCAAAATGCCGTGCCCCGTTTCATGTGCTTCTAAAATTCTGAGTTGTTTCATTCTTCCTTTTAAAAGATAAATATATTGCTAGTATTGTTTAATTTTTTGATTTCGAAAAATCAAAATATTTGTTGTTGGAAATATTATTTGTGTAAATATTTTTTACAATTTTTTTGATACCTTCTTTTAAAATTGGTGACTTGAATTCGTAGTCCTGTGTAACGAATAAATTTACTTCTAAATTAAAAAAAGATTTTTTTCCTTTGTTTATACCACTGGTTCTCAAATCTAAATCAACAATATTTTTTTCTAAAAAAATTTCTTGTGATATTGAATTGTATACAGAATGTTTTATTTCACGGTTTAAATTACAAACAACTCTGTTCCAATTATCATATTCAATTTTGGGACAAACCCAAGATTGAATATTTATGTAAATTGATTTCAAATTTTTTGAATCTACTGTTCCGTATACCGATTTAATTGGTGTAAATAAATTTAATTTTACACTTTTTCCTTTTTTCATTCATTTTCATATTTCATAGTTTATTTTGATACAAAAGTAACCATAAAGTTATTTATTGTCAAAAACACAATATATATAAAATATGTTGATTATTGAAATAACCAAATCAGAAAATTTAGAAAAAGCTTTGAAAGTTTTAAAATCTAAGGTGATAAAGACCAAACAGAATCAAAAATTACTTGAAAAGAAAGAATTTGAGAAAAAGTCCGTTACTAAAAGAAAAGCATTACTGAAAGCAAAATACACTCAGAGAAAAAAAAATAATTTATAAATTTTTTTCCAAACTCATCAATTTCACATAGTTCATCTGATTAAAGTCCTGAGTTTGAATTTTTTCTATAGTTTCTTCAATTTTGAATTTTAATTCTTCCTCAGATTCATTTGTGAGAATTGTTTTCAATTTATTTATTGTGGAGTCTTTCAAATTTTGATAATCTTCTATCAAGTTTTTACTATCTGTTTTCACGACGTTCATGAAAATTTTTTTAGAATCCTCATCCATGTTTGTGATGTAATTTTCTAATGTCTGATTCGCAATTTTGACCATACTGGACACAGGTATCTTTATAGACTCTTTTAAATTTTCTTTTTTCGATTTCAGAATTTGGATAATTTCTTTTTTCGCATTTACACGTTCAGACAAATTTAAATTATTCGTATAAACTAAAGTGTCTATGTTTTTATAATTGTTATTTGTATTTTCCTTAGCAAGTTTGGGTAATTTTATTGTAGGTAAGATTCTATTGATTACAGACAAACCCTCTTCTAAAAAATCTTTAGCGTCGCTTTCATTCAGACCTTGATTTGTAGACAATTGGTCGTAAATAGAGTAAAGTTTAGATATTGATTTATTATTCAATATGTTAGACCTGAATTCATTGATACTTTTCTTAAAATCTTTTTCATTTTTATAAGATTCAATAAGATGGTTTTCTATGGCGGTTTTTATCTGTCCGAATGTCATTACTGTGGATTTACAAATAAATATTATGAATTTAGTAACTTGTTTAACTCCTTTGTAATTTCACCCAAAGAATTTTGTCCATGTGATAAATCTATGTTTGTTGGACCTTCAATAAAGTTATTTTCAACTAAAATATTTAATTCTTTAGTTTTGGATTCTGGTGTAACTTCACCTCCCTCAGGAGTTGCTCCAGGTGCTGCTGGAGCTTCAGGTGCTGGTTGTTCTGGGGGCGGTGGTGCCATTGTTTCCGCACCTGAGGGTTCAAATCCTCCTGTTTCAGGTGCTGATTGTGTTGTAGTTCCTCCAGTGGTTGACCCATATAGTTTGTCTAAATTATCAAATATTCCTGTTTTTGTTATTACCGTTGGTGTTGCTTTCAATTCTTCACCCACAGCTCTTTCTAATCTTTGTTGTTGTAAATCCAATTTGACTTCATCATCTGACCAACCAAAAATATGTTTTTTAGCCCAGGTTGTAGATGTTGCAGATATTCCACCTCCTGGGTCAGATACCATATCTTTATATAGTGTGACCTTTTCTTTCCAAACATCAATTTTGAGTAGGTCGGCTTGAGTAGAGGGATTTGTAAGACCTAAAGTAAAATTCTCAAGTTCATCTTCAAAGCCTAAAAGGAATAAATGTACAATTGCAATTTTATTTAATTCCTGTAGCATACTTTTTTGAATCCTATTGATTGTTCTGGCAAACCTGATGTCTTGTAAGGAAAGGTTTTTACCATCACCTACCACCTCCTCAAATCCTAAAAATGCTTTAGGAACTCTAAGAGCTGTTAGTAATTTTTTCTGAATATATTCAATATCAGCAATTTCTGATAAATTTTGTGCACCAGGAAGTGTGTCAATTGGACTCGGTGCTGCTGGGTCTCTGACAGGAACGAAATAATCTTGGTCTACCGCCATCTGATTAAATCTCATATCAACTTGACCCGTTTTACTATCTACTATTTGTTCCCTCTTGAATTTGTTGGCAACACGCTGTACATATGCTTCAACATCATCATCGTTCATGTTTCCGACGAAAACTTTGAAAATTCTTCTTTCAGGTGCTCTAGAAGTACGATAAATCAACATCGCATCTTCAGATAATAATAATTGTTTCCAAATTCTTCTTGCTTTTTCTAACATTGAAGTACCGTAAGGTAACCTCCTGTCATCACCTAATAATCTAAAATGTGCAATTTCCCATGATTGGAATGTCATGTTTTTATTTTTCCAATCAAAGTGAAGTGCTTTTCTATCTTCAGGCTTATCAGGTTCAACTGTAATTTTCTGTGATGTTCCCACTTCTCTTCTTTCGATTTCGATTGTAGGTAATTGTTGACAACCAACAATTCCTTTTTCAGGGTCCAATTTAAGATAAACGAAGTTATCACCATACTTACAAGTGTTTCTTGTCCACATGGGTAGATTTGTGTTTATATCTAAAGTATTGTTGAAAAGGTCAGCTAAAACTGATTTGATTCTTTTAGATTCCGAGTAAATTTGCAAAATAAATCCATCTTCATTAGTTGTTGTTGATTCCTCAGCATAAATGTCCAAAGCTGCGGAAATTTCAGGCGTGTATTCCATTGACTCATAATCATATTGTGCCGATAACCTAGATGGCTCATAATAAATGGCCTGAGAGTATAGATTGTTTTCAACTTTAGCCCACTGATTTGCTAAATAAAAACTTTGTTGTGCTTGTAACTTTTCCCTCTCATATTCAGTTCTGTCAGTTGTACGTAATAATACTTTTTTGTCAAACTTATATGTGGGATAATCTTGACCTAACAAAGAATTGGGTCCAAAGGTTTTGGATAACCTTTGCCAAATCGTTAAATTCTGTTCACTCATTTTTTAATTTTACTTGTCTAATCAATAATATAAATAGTTATTTGGTCCCAAATAACCACCCATATTTTTGATAATCGGCCTTAGTTGGACCGTTTGTTGGATATATACCTGAATTACGATTAGACTGAGGAACCATAGGATTAAAATAATCTGAGGTGTTTTTATTTTCGTTTACGGTTGAGGTCCATGAATTTAGCATTGCTTTAGTGTGGTTGACAACTTTTTGTAATGATTGAAATGATTTCTCTGCAACATATATCGCCATAGATATGGCCATTATACAATCATCATGGTGTCCCTTTTGATGGTCAGGCCTACCGTTTATAAAAATAAAGGTATTCATTTCGTTATATAAACGATTGGAATAGATTTTAAAATCATGTCTTACTGCCTCTTCAAGAGATGCAATTATCTGAACCCTTTTGGAATTAAAATTTATACCAGGTATTTTTTCATTAGCTTTTGGGTCCCATTTCCATTTTTTATTTGGGTCTATATTGTCAACATATAAACCTCCCTCATAGTTTAATTCTTGCATTTTTCGGGCAGTAGAAATTCCCATTCCACCAGTTATATCAATAACACAGTAAGCTCTGTACATTGTACCCCATTTGTAAGCAATCTCCGCAAGTACATCTGGAGGGATTTTACCTACATATTCTAATACTTGTTCTTTGGTATCAAAGTCAATAATTTCTATACATGAAAAATCCTCAGAATCACCTCTTGAAACGTCAACACCCATTACGTACTTATGATTATTTTCAGGTTCTTTGAAAATCCAAAGAGAACTTCCCATCAATTTAGCTTGTGGCTCTCGGAGACTGTTTTTTGCAATATTTTGCATCAATTCAGACTCAAAAACATTATCACCTGAACCCAAAAAATTACACTCCAATTCTTGGGCAACTTTTCTTCGGTCAAATTTTAGTTTTTTGACCATTCCTTCGAACCACGCAGAACATGGTTTATAACCCTTGTTTATGTAATCTGTTGTAATTGAATGGTCTCTCTCATATGGATTTTCTATTGAAAGGTCAATAACTACATCTTTGGCGTAGTCTTCTCTATTGAGAAGAAAATGAACTAAGTCGTTTGTTTTTACAACATAAAGGTCTTTTGTATATCTCGGGTCTCGATACCAAAACATTTCTGAAATTTTGAACTCATTCATTCCTCTGAGTGCTTGGTCATAAATTTCATAATAGATTGGGTCATATCCGTTTGGTGTTGAAACAACTATAACTTTACCACCTGTAGAAAGTGAGGCCATACATGCAGACCAAAAATCATTGTCCGCCTCAATGAACGCTGCTTCATCAAAAATTAATATTGTAGGTGTGTAACCACGTAAGGCATCTTTAGATGTAGCAACTGCCTTTACTTCACAATCATTTGAAAGTTTGAAATGTCTTTGTGAGTTTTTTTCTGCAGAAAACCCGATACCAACCCACTCAGGCCATTGTTCCGTGAACGACCTTATTTTGTTAGCCATCTCGACGGAAGTGTCAAGTTTATTGGCAATGATTAGAATTTTTTCAGGTTTTTGTTTTTTCGCGAAAACTAATTTTTTTGAAGCCCAAGCTGCTGTCACGGTAGAAACACCTGCTTGTCTGTATTTTAGGGCAATATTTTCATTATGAGCATCATAATCTTCAATCAATCTTACTTGGTCAGGAAATAAATCTAAAGGAACGTACTTAGATACCGTGTTATCGTAAGTTTGTAAATAAGTTTTTAATGCATACGGAGTGTTCCTCATGCATTTTGTATATTCAATAATTAGTTGTTCTTTCGTCATCCAAAATTATTTGGGTCGACTTATACCTAAATTACTCAAGAAGTCGTCCAAACTATCGTCATCGTCAATATCGGAATCATCACTTTTCTTTTGAGTTTTCAAATAATCTTCATACTCTTTTTTAAGTTCCATCGCTTTTTTCATGATTTCTCTGTAACGTTCTTTAGCCTTTGAAACTTTTGATGGAATCTTTGAAATTGTATCGCCAAAAATTTGAAGAAATTCACGATTTGGAATTTGGTATAATTCGATTTCAAACCAGTTTATCAAACCTTTATTTTCAGGAAGAAACATTTCGTCGGGTAACGCAAATCTAAGTTTTTCTACAACAGGAGGTCCTAACCGCAACTGCATGGGTTCGTTAGAGAGAACATCAACAGCTGCTTTCACTTTTTCACGCATTTGAGGGTCCTTGGGTAGACCAAATCTAGCGTTAGCCTTTTTGATTCCTTTAATAATTTCATGACATAAAATTGGAAAAAATAAACCCTCGGCAACTATTTTGGTGTCTGGTTTATCTTGAGAATCTTCTTCTCCTTCTCCTCCTTTGTCATCAGCATCCTCCAACGATACTTTACCGGCAACACCATTTCCTGTGGCTGACATGTGTTCAATCATTTGTTCCATGGTGAAATACAATAAATCATTGACGGCCATAACCCCCAAATAAGCTGGGTACAATCTTGAGTCGATTGCGTCAAGTTTAGTTTTAACTTCAGGTTTTTGAAATAAGTAGTGTCCTTTTTTTGCGGCACCCTGAACAAGAGCATTTATAATATTTCTTTTGTGTTTCTCTAACTCAAACTCTTCTTGTGGTGTCAAATTTTCAATATCAAAATCATCAAAACTCAAACTCTGTTTTTTTTCTTCATTTTCATCATCTTCATCTTCGGGTTCTTCGGGTTCGTATCTAAAATTGTCCACGTCAATAGGTTCTCTATTTAACATGGCTTCAATTTGATACCAATCCTCAGGTGTCTCAGTTTCATCCAAACAAACATCTTTAGCCAATTCTTCCAATTCCTCTCTATGTTGAGATTCGATTCTTAAAATCATAGGTACCTTACTCATCTCCTCCATATAAATTCTTTGAATTACATTAGGAGTTAGTCTTTCCATCCCTTTGACTTGACGCAGCTTATCAACGACCGTTTTGAAACGTTCTGTTGCTAACCTTTCTACATCTTCAACCCCTTTTTGGAATGCTGGTGAGCTAGCATATAAATTTTCGGGACTTGAAAGTTTTCTTTCTAAGTTTGGGTCCATCCTCTCAGGATAATTCCCATAATCAATTGCTTCTAATGTTCTTTTTTTCATTTTTTTCTCAACATTTTCATTATAGTAGATATAACTTTGTCTTTGACTTTTTCTGGTTCAACTGCCATCGGTGACTCTTTTTCACCTGGATTAGGATTTTGTCCAGGTCTCATGGGTCTAGGTTTTGGTTTTGTAGGTGTAGCCGGTTTTGGGGGTGCTGTAGCTGGTTCCGATTCTCTCAAGTATTTCATGAGGTCTTTTTTTGTAATTTTTGGAGAAAGATGTCTTTCGACAATTTTTTGAATTTCTGTTTCTAAAAACAAAGATACATTTTTTTTACTTTCTTCCAAAGATTTTTTCACACCCATAACACAACTTTCATACTTGGCTTTTTGTTTTTTTGTCCACTCACTTCTTTCCGTAGTTCCGAATTCTTCTCCCATTTTTGCAGTACAAATAGCCCAGGGATTTTTCGCATTTTTCTTTTTTGACTCTTCAATCGATTCAAAATTATACATACCATCATCATTCATGGAAGAGTCTTCTGTTTTATCCGGTCCGAACCCATCGTTTGAACTTGGACCAACTTGTTGTGGGTCTTGAGTTTGTTTCTTCTGATTTGGGTCCATATCAACTTCTTCCTCTTCCTCTAATTCTTTTTCAATCATCTGAACAGGAACCCCCTGTGTAGATAAGTTTTTTACCGTTTGAATCGCATTTGGTGTTGTACTTTTGATTTGTACGGGAGCACCTTTGGATTGTATTTGTTCACCAAATAATTTTGAATGTAATAAATTTATTTCAGATTCATTCAATTTCAGAACAGTTCTTGAAGGGATTCCTTTTTCAATAAGTTCCAATGATTTAATTTTAATTTTCATATACAACTTTCTTTTCAAATTCGAGAATCAAATCTCTCTCGTATAATTTATCTTTTATAACTTGCTCTGACTCTCCGAACCTAAAAATCATTCTTTTATGTCCCTTTATTTCTTCAGGTTCCCAAGCCATCGCAACTACATCATCTAAGGCATCTATCATACAAAAAAAATCGGAGTTCTGAATCAATTCCAATTTAACATCAGTATTTCTCAAAACTCCTACCTTTTTTATATATTTCAAATTCGGAGGTGATGGATAACCATTACTTGGTTTTGATTCCCAATTTTCTCCCCAAACATCTTCCAAATTTTCGTCAGAAAATATGAATTCGTAAATGTTATCGCCTTTGTAGTTAGGTCCTAAACCATTAACGAAAACCAATTTACTCATAAAATTTCTCCCTCAGGTGATATTTTAATTTGTTTTTGGTTATTTTCAAAAACTATATTTTTTTTATTTGTTTTACCAACAACATTGAAAGAAGGATTTGCTCTTAAAAATTTTTCTGAGACAAGTTCTTGTTTAACAGACTCAGAAAGTTTCACTACTTCTGTCATTTTTTTTCTTAGAGTTACCTCTTGTATTTTACTTTTTCTTTGTTTTTTTTCTTTTGACTCCAAGATTTCCTTCTTTGTGATTTCGAAATATCTTGATAAAACTTTATCAACTTTTGATTCTTTGAAGATACTATCAAGTATTGAACCGTTTCCAGAGTTCATTTCACCCATCTCAGCCTTTGGTTTGTCCATATCTACTTCAATATCTTCAACTTCCGAATCTGAGGTAATATCCTCATCATCTAATGACAATTCATCATCAGACATATCCGTGTCCATATCTCCTTCAGGTCTTTCTTCCGCATCTTCAAATTTAGACATGATATCCTCTTTGTCTTCCTCAGATAAGTTTTTCAAATCTAATGAAGAAAGAACCATGTTTATTACATATTTTATGTCTTCGGAAGTCATCCCGTCTTGATTATCAAACTCTCTAATTTTTTGTGTAAGTTTTCCTGTCAATTTTTGAATTGTCTTGAATGTTACCATCTCATCAGATGCCGATGACATATCTTCTGAAGAATCATCCATTTCAGGTTCACCCTCAGGAGCAGATTCTGTATCATCCATTTCCATATCTGCATCCAATTCAAGTTCACCATCAGGCATTTCTTCAGCACTCATATCCATTTCTTCTTCCCCTCCAACAGGTGAATCAGGTAATTCTGGTTGAGGAACCGCTGGCGGTTCTGCTGGTGGTGCCGGTGGTTCTGCATCAACGGGTTCAGGTTTAGGAGTTTTCAGAACAAATTTCTTTTGTTCACCATATAATTCTACTCCACCTTCATTTTCATTCAATCTATTCAACTCTCCGGCCAATAGATTTAGTCTCTTGAACGCCTGTGAATATGAAGAATAATACTTCCTATTTTTCATAGGCTCTATGTAATCTAACTCAGACTCAGAAACTATTTTCTTGATTATATATCCTTGTTTTTCTTTTACAATCTGATAATCATTACCATCGGCTAGATTTATTGAATAGAATGATTTTGCCGTTTCGTTTACTGAATTCGGAATTGTTTCATTATACTTAGCGATTTCAAGAATTCTTTTGATTTTGTCTTGACCTGTGAGTTTTTCACTCCCTATTGGTTTTAAGTCTCCCATTTTTATATTTTTTTATATGTTTTAATTATTGAGTCCGTTAAATCCTCCTAATGTTATGGCGTTTAGTTGGATTGCTATTCCGTTTTGAGTTGCATATCCCGGATGAGGTACTTGTGTTCCTGGTGGTAATGTTCCGCCACTGAAAGAACCTAACATACCCGCAGTATATTCATAATTTTGATTCACTGAGGTTCCAGTATATACCACACCACATTCAGCACAATCAACAAATGGACCATCATTGTATATTGCAGTAGCAACTATCGGACCGTAACTTGTATCGGTGACAAAATAACAATTATAATCTAAATTGTTATTGTCAAATGTGAATAAATACATTTCTCCAATACTTGGGGATACACCTGAAATTTCAACAATAGATGAAGTACCGAAACAATCCACGATTTCCCAAAAACCAGGAGGAGTTGGAGTCGGTGTCGGAGTCTTTGTTGGTGTCGGTGTATTAGTTGATGTATTGGTAGGGGTTTGAGTTTGAGTAGGAGTCTTTGTTGGTGTCGGTGTATTAGTTGATGTATTGGTAGGGGTTTGAGTTTGAGTAGGTGTATTAGTTGGTGTTGCTGTATTTGTTGTTGTATTAGTTGGCGTTTGTGTTGGAGATGCCGTGTTAGTTGCTGTATTAGTTGGCGTTTGTGTTGGAGTAGATGTATTAGTTGGTGTTGCTGTATTTGTTGCTGTATTAGTTGGTGTTTGTGTTGGTGTCTTTGTCGGAGTTGGTGTTTGTGTTGGTGTCTTTGTCGGAGTTGGAGTTTGCGAAGATGTTTGGGTTGGTGTGACTGAAGCTGTTGGAGTAGGGGTTGGGACCACTAAACATGTGCCACAATCACCATAATTAGATGACATGGTAAGAACTTTATCGACACCTGTAGCAGGCTCAGCATTGTCAATTATATCATAACATCCCT